CCCCAATAACCTCCCTGTTAGTATCTCGTCCATTTTGGAGTACCTGAAGAAGGGCTTCTCATGGACAGTAGAGAATAGTGGAATGGTTTCTCGCCATCTTCCGTGGTACTATGATGAGCACTTTGAAGGCCATCTTGCTGTGCGCGGCGCCTTTTGGCGCAATACTATTCTCGGACTCGGCCTTCATATGGCTTGGTCCGGGACGCCCTTAAATAATGGCAGTTGGTTGGCCACGCTAGGATATTTTTCCGGTCATGCGTGGATCATCCGATCTGCCCCCGATCCTCAGGCCCGGCTACTATCTATTGACTTTGCATTGGGAGGTGCAGCGTCTGGTGTTCTGTCCGTTCTTGGTTTCCTGAAGAAGGCACCACGCGGCAAAATACTGTTAGGAGTAGCTCTGGTCTCGACCGGGTTGGCCCTGACCCAATCTACGGTAACACAAGAGACAATTAAGATTCGCCATAATTTTAGTTACACACCACTCTCCGCAGAGCAACTGGCACGTGTTCGACAGGATAGAAAGAACATGAGCTTTCGTCAAGCTAGAAATCTTGAGGTATCTTATCCATTTATTATAAAGCATACCGCCTCAATTTTCGTTAGACGCCGACCCTCATTACGAGATCGATTTTTTGACACCATAGGCCCGTTCATAGGTTATGTGAGGCCGCCCATGGGTGATCAATATCGTCCGCTTGAGGCAACCGAGTATGTTGGAGGTATCAATGTCGCACCTGACTTGTTCCTTCATCAAGGCTCGACACTCGCCGAGATCCGGCGAGCTGTCCCCAGCTGTGTTCCTAATCTCAACTGCATGATAGTTGACACTGTTTTGACTGAGTGGATGTGCACTCACCCTCGATTCAGTGATCCGAGTAGGACATTTGCTGACGTGAAAGAATTCATTCGCCTGTCGTATTGTACAAACGGTCAGGTGATGAATGACCTGGGAGAGGGATTTTACTCTTCCTTGTATGCGAGCTCGACTGTGCTGAGTCTTGTTCGCTTTCTCCACTTAAAAGCCACACTGTCTGGGCAACCTAGTTTGCTCCAGGAGTGGGGTTTTTAGTGTCCCCCGACGCAAATACTCGACATTACGTCTACGGCTATAACGTAGACGAGGTCGAGTTGGCACCCCTGGCTTGGGAAAAGCCGGATGATGGAGCCATTAAACGCGTTGCAGTGACAAACCACAATTTTCGAATGCCCGAAATTGTTGGCTTGAATTTCATTGTAAAGGGGGCAATTTTGTACAGACCTAATACCAAGGATCCCATCTCAGCTGTTCAGGGCTTGAAAAAGAGATTGATCCATACTAGACCCACGACGAACAAGACCATGATGAAGGATCTTGCTGATGCTGCTCTGGAGTGGTTCCAGAGCCATCTGACGCCTTTGAGTGCTGATGATGTTCCAGACTTCGTTGAATGGGTGGATAAGGTCAATCAACCAGGCTCGGTTAAGGATGAATACCGCAAAGCTTTTTCTGACTTCTGTAATGGACAGCAACCCATCGAAGACATAAGAAAGAAGAAATGCTTTGTTAAATCAGAGTGGTACGATGTTCCTAAGTACCACCGAATCATCCATTCCCCTCTTGATCTCGAGAAGTGTATTCATGGTCCAGTATCTAGTGCGATGGAGAAGAAGTTATTTTCTCTCAAATATTTTATTAAGAAGATTCCGCGCAAGGACTGGCCAGCCTATATTTCCCGAGTTTGTGGGCTTGAGGGCCTCTCGTGTTATGCGTCAGACTATAAAAGTTTCGAAGCATCTTTTACACCTGAGGTCCAAAATGCTCTAGAGCTGAGCTTTGTCCGTTTCATGTGCGCTAACCTAATCCAGGAGCTGGGGGTTAAGTGGATGTTGAATACAGATG